TTGTTCATCCAACGGGCGGTAATCAGAAACTACCGCTGCCTTAAGCAGGCAAACGTCACCTTCAATGACAAATTGAACGTCATTGTCGGAAACAACGAGTGTGGCAAATCCACCCTCCTTGAAGCGATCCACCTGGCGCTTACCGGTCAACTCAACGGCCGTCCTCTCCATATTGAACTCCATCCATATCTGTTCAATGTCGATCTCGTTCTTGAGTACATCGAAGCGCTGAAGGCGGGTCTTGCGCAGGCACCGCCATCGATCCTAATTGAGGTGTATCTCGCCGACGATCCGGCCCTTGCGAAGCTCAAAGGCAACAACAATACTCTTGGCCTTGACCTTCCCGGCGTGGCGCTCCTCATTGAACTCAACCCGGCGCACGCAGAGGACTTTGCTCAGTACGTCTCCGACCCTTCGGAAATTCGTACGGTGCCAGTGGAGTACTACTGGATCAAGTGGAGGGACTTCGCCGAGAACGACGTTCTAAATTCGCGCGGCATTCCACTTCGCTCAAGCCTGATCGATGCAAGCACAATCAAGAACAACTCGGCAGCTAGCCGCTACGTTATCGACATCGTGAAGGAGAGCCTTACCTCGAAAGAGAAGGTGGATCTCGCGCTGACTTATCGGCTCATGAAGGATCGCTTTCTTGAAGAGCCGAAGGTCAAGACGATCAACGACGCCCTAGCAGAAAAGAAGGGGAAGATCAGCGACAAGGTTATCTCGGTTTCCCTCGACACGTCCGCTCGGGCGAACTGGGAGGCTGGAATTATGCCTCACCTGGACGATATTCCTTTGTCACTCGTAGGGAAAGGCGAGCAGAATTCGGTCAAGATTAAGCTCGCGATGGAGACGTCGGCAAAATCCCACATTATCCTGATTGAGGAAGCTGAAAATCACCTCTCCTACGCTGGCCTCAACGAACTAATCGGCCACATTGCGGCTAACGCTGGTTCGCGACAGATATTCATCACGACGCACAGCAGCTTTGTTCTCAACAAGCTTGGCGTGGAGTCCGTACTTTTGTTCCTCCGCGGCGAGGGTGTGCGCCTGACCGACCTGAAGGATAAGACTACACAGGACTATTTTATGAAGCTGCCGGGGCACGACACGCTGCGGCTCATCCTTGCGAAGCGTTCGATCCTCGTGGAGGGGCCGTCAGACGAGTTGATTGTCCAACGCGCCTACCAGATGAAGCACGGCAAGATGCCGCTGGAGGATGGGGTTGATGTGATTTCTGTGAATTCGCTTGCCTTTAAACGCTTCCTCGAAATCGCAATCCTCCTAAATAAGACAGCCGATATCGTGACCGACAACGATGCTGATGTCGCTGCGTTGGAAAGAAAATATGCCGACTACCTGAACTCCGACATCGTCAAAATCCAATACGATAAAGACGAAACCGCCCACACGCTTGAGCCCCAGCTCGTGAAGAAGAACGGCTTGGCGACGATCAACGCTGTCCTCGGCAAGAAATTCGCGGATGAGGCAGCCGCTATCGAACACATGGTCAAACACAAAGCTGAGACCGGTCTTAAGTTCTTCGAAACAGACGTGGAGTGGTCGCCTCCGGACTATATCGCCCGTGCCGTGCGCTAATCGCATTGTGATATCCGCCGCCGGAGGCGGAAAGACCACGCGAGTCGTCGATCAGGCGCTAGCGTGGGAACAGGGGCAGGGAGCAACCGCCCTGATCACCTATACACGCAATAATGTCCGTGAAATTCAGCTCAAGGCCTATGAACGCGTACGCACCATTCCCTCCCATTTGGAAGTTATCTCGTGGTACTCGTTTCTGCTGCGGGAGCTTGCCCGTCCCTATCGTTCAGCCATGCACGCGAGTCGGGTTGATGGCATCCACTGGGTTGAAGGAAAGTCGGTCCCCTACATTCCGGCGGCACGGATCAGCGACCACTACTTCCTCGATGGCTCTCGGATATATTCAGACAAGATTGCGAAGTTCGTTTGCGAGTGTGATCGACGATCAGGTGGTGCGATCATGCGACGACTGAAGCAACGCTTCAGCCACATCATCATCGACGAGATCCAGGACATGGCCGGGTACGACCTCGATCTCTTGGAGTTGATATTAAGAGCGGGCGTTTCAGTCACCTTCGTCGGTGACCACCGACAGGCCACATTTGCCACGAACAACGCGTCGAAAAACAAAGCGTTTGCTGGTCCGGCCATCATCAAGAAGTTCGAGCTGTGGAAAAAGGAGGGGCTCGTTGCGATCGAGCACGAAGCCCACACATACCGCTGCAACCAAGCCATTGCGAACTTGGGCGACAGCTTTTTCCCGGACGAGCCGAAGACAATTTCGTGCAACCACAAGCTGACGGGACACGACGGATTGTTTCTCGTCTCAAGCGCTGACGTGGGTGACTACATAACGCGGTTCGCGCCACAGGTGCTTCGGTATTCCGCTGCGACCAAGTGTGATTCTAACGAAGCTATGAATTTCGGCGAGTCAAAGGGCCTCACCTTCGATCGGGTCTTGATCTACCCGCACGGGCCAGCTCGCAAATGGCTCGCGTCGGGCGACATCAGTCATGTAGCAAAATCCGCGACGAAAATGTACGTGGCCGTCACACGCGCTCGATACAGCGTGGCCTTCGTATACGACGGAAAGGTTTGCAGCGTCGCCGCTACCAAATGGGTGCCAGCATGACCCAAGCTTTTAGACGGCAAGAATGACCGAAAAATCTGTGACACAGTTTGCTCTCGATCACGAACGCCTCGCTTCGGCGAACGACGGTTTCGAAGCGGGACCGACCTTCAATGCATGTCTGAATGCCCATGGAATGTATGAAACAATGCGGTTCGTGCTGCGCTTAAGTCCACGCAATCATGAACTTATGGAGAGGATCGAGTCGAACGAATTTGATGCAAGCGCCGCTCCAGCTGATTTAATTCAGGCTTACTCGACTTACATTCACGAGACCATTCATTGGTGGCAGCATGTCGGATCCACATCGGGTCTGCTGTTCAGCCTCAGCTACCTTGCTCAATGTCATTCAAGCATGGGTGAGCTCAAGGAGGTGCTCGCCACAATCGGTGCCAAAAAGCCCCTGAAAGGCTATACGGACCAGATGCTTCTGAAAGAGGGGCACTCGGCACAGGCAAAGCTTGCAGCGGCTAATGCGGCCGTGAACAACGCTCTCGACGTCGAGTACTACAAATACTACGCCTATGAGCCTCGTGAGAACATTCATTGGATGATCGAGGAAAATCACTTCGAGTCAGTGGGGCACGGATATTTCATCGTCTACGGCCAGCTCGTGGGTATGATCGCCGATGCGATTGACCCGGAGTTCAAAATTCTGCCCAAAATGTCTGAATGGGATGCCGAGGTGCAGCGTCTCAATGCCGCTCAGCATGAGGGGTTTTACTGGCGCTCGCCGGTTCGCTTGCCTGCTACTGGCATGCGCGCGATCTATGAGGGGCAAGCAAGATTCATCCAGCTCCAATTCCTGAACAACACGCAGGAGGAGCCACTCTCAGTCACCGATCTGCGCGATATGGGGTATTTTTCGGGAATCTATGTCGAAGCCTTCGAGCGCTTCCTCGAGCTTGCCGATGCGGAATGGCCGGAGCATTTGGATGATCCGCTGATCGGGTTGTTCCTGCTTGTGTGCGACCTATCGATCAATCCGACGCGTGGGTTGCCTCTGGATGTAACGAGTTTCGAGGATCTGATACTTGACGTGGATGTTGGTGTCCGCTTCACGAAGCTTTGCTTTTGCGTGAAGGAGCTGCCGCACTTGAAGCGGTCCATCACCGAATACTCTAGGGAGGAGTACGTCGTTGTATCCGGGGAACTGACGAAAGCTGCGGGGTACGACCACCCCATGGAGGGGCTGAGCGCTGTCTTGAAATGGCTTGAAAAGGCTCCGGGCCTTCCCAAGCTGATGGAGGAGTATCGCACGTTCGAGTACGAGCCCATGAATCTTCCGATCAGGGTGTTCCTCTCCCACTTCGTCGCGCTGTGCCAGGATAAGATGGAGCACCCCGAGTTCTTCTGTTGGCCCGGCGCCTACCTGGCAGGTGACAAGAACAAGAAGGAAGTGCGCGACGTATGGCTGCGCCATCTGTCGCTGTTCAGCGATCGGGGCGACAAGGAGGGCGTTTATCCAAGGAGGTGGACGAACCGCACGGAGAAGGCTGTCATGGATACCTTTCAGCGCTTCTACAGCACGATGGCTCTCTATGATCTGACTAGGCAGTGGCTCCTTAAAGACGGCCCCTTTGTCTGCGACTTCCGTTGGTTGTTCGAGAACTATGATCAGACGCAAGCGGAGGCGTGGGGGAACGAATCATTTAAGAAGCTGTATGGAGTCGCTCTAGACGACTTTGAGCTTGTCCAATGATCAGAGCGGAAGTTGGTCATGTCTAGAAGCGTTTGAGCGAATCACGTCAGCGGGCGACATCGGCCAATTGCGCCGCGCGTTGTTTGAGTAGTCGCTTGTACAGTTTTGCTGTGAGCGCCATGCCGCAATGCCGACAGTCGGCTTCCCGAGCTAATTCCTGTATTCGCGGGGTTCTTACTTGCTTTGATCTACTTGTTCTGCATTTGTTCTCGCCTATGACGCGCCGCAGCACACCTCAAGCCAAGATCGACGATTCGGCCTTCCCGGTCCGGGTGTTGATCTGCGTACCGGAGATGGGTTTTGGCCGCTGGTCCGATGCGCTGCATGAGTGGCTGGCGACTCGGATCGGCAGGGGAAACTATGCCTGGCATGGTGGCGGGCGCGGCGGCACGCGGGACCGGATTGCACTCTATTTCCGTGAACCGGATGCGGCCAGCGCCTGCCTGACCGCCTTTCCGGATCTGGAACTGGCTGACGGAACCTGCCTGCCGGGCTACAGTTCACCCTATCTGCCCTTTGGCCGTTCCGAGGACGACGATACCGTGTGCAATCTTTATAATCAGACCACCACGCAGGAGGCGATGCGCCAGCTTTTCAAGGGGCTGACCATGACTGACCGAGCGGGCAATGTCGCGCCGGGCAAGGTCTATCCGGATCAGCTGGCTCCGATCGTCCGCCATGATGGCAATTCGCTGGAATTGGTGAAGGCACGGTGGGGGATGCCATCGCCGCCTTCTGTCCTGAAGACCCAGCGGGATCCAGGCGTCACCAATGTCCGCAACCTGACCTCGCCACATTGGCGGCGCTGGTTCGGCCCCGCGCATCGCTGCCTGGTGCCGGTCACGGCTTTCGCCGAGCCGATCAAGGGCGGCAATCAGTGGTTCGCGCCCTCGGAAGCAGACACGCCGATGTTCTTCGCCGGGATCGAGGTCCGTGGCTGGACTTCGGTCCGGAAGGTGAAGGATGGCGAAACCACCGACGATCTCTATGCCTTTCTGACCTGCGCGCCCAGTGCCGAGGTGAAATCTGTGCATCCGAAAGCCATGCCGGTCATCCTGACCGATCCCCGGGATTGGGAGACCTGGCTTTCGGCGCCGATCGAAATCGCCAGCAAGCTGCAACGCCCGCTGCCGGATGGCGCATTGGCGCTGGTGGATGCCCCGGCCGAGGCGTCCTGACATCGGCGATCAGCCCGCACACACCCGCGCCTGCGCGCGCATGACAGCGTAATCCGCCATCATCCCGACTAGAACGGCATCGTCGGGCAGCGCCTCCAACTCCGCCGCCGCCCTGTCGCGCGCGGCCTGATCGTAAGCGACCACCGGCGAGCAGATCGCGCCGCCCCGATCAGAACCGTCCGTCGCGCAGGCGCTCAGCAAGCTCGTCGCGATCACGAGGGCGGTTGCTGGCTGCCTCCAGCATGCGGCGTTGAATGTCATTCTGTCGCTCCATCTGTTTCAGGCGTTCGGCGTGGCGGCCGGCGGTTTCGCCTGCCCGCCGCAGGTTGATGAGGAAAAGCAGGACCGCGCCGATCAGCGCGGCCCCGATGATCAGACGCCGCGCCCAGTGCGACGCCAGCAGCGCAACGAGGGCGCCCATCACCGTCTTCCCCGGTTCCAGTCGTCGAGCCTGGCCCAGACGGTCAGGCCGATCCCGGCCAGCGCCATCGCGATGAAGGCCCAGCGCAGAGTGTCGAGATAGGGGATCAGCGGCTCGATGGCCGATTGCGCATCGCCGAGCGCGTCCTGAGCAATTTCGATGCCTGCCGCTCCGACGGTGGCAATCCCGGCCGCGCCGCTGCCCTTCATGGTCCGGCTGTCGGCCAGATGTTCCCGCGCCGGTGGCTGATCCTCGGCGAAGGGGATGGCGCGGGCCGGGAAGGGATCGCCCCAGCGCCGTGCGGGGCCAAGATCGATATGCATGAAGCCCGAGCGGGGATAGCTGCCGAAACCCAGAAAGCCCTCAGCTCGCGCTGCCTTTTCGAATGTGGTCGGATCGTGATTGGCCATGGAGATGTCGAAGGCCGCGCCTTCCAGGTGCTTCGAACGTTTGGCGCCACGCACCCGGGCATTGTGCTCGGGGCTGCGATAGGCCGAGTTCACGATCAGCGGCTTGCCGAGGCGGATGCGCAGGGCCTGCAGCCGGTCGAGGGCTTGCTCGTGGATCAGGATCGCGCCGGTGCCGCGGCAGGCGATTTCGGCGGGCGAGAAGTTGGGCCAGCGCCAGCGGTCTTTCGGCACGTCGCGCCAGTGGCTGTAGAAACGGGTGGTCATGGATATCCTCCGGATAAAGAAAAGGCCCACCGGATTGGCGGGCCGTGGGGTGAATGGAATGTGGTGCGTTTGGCGGTGATCGCCGCCCAGCGCGTCAGCCGCCCTCGCCGAAGAGCTTCAGCTTCAGGGCGATCCCGGCCAGCAGGGTCAGGATGAGACCTGCTGTCAGCATGCGGATCACGGTCTGGGCGGCGGTGCGGCGCATGAGGCGAATGCCTTCCAGGAGCGCCCGCAGATCGCGAATGTCGAGGGCCGCTTCCCTGCCATCGAGCCCGGCGTCCACGAGGGCACGGCGCGCGCCTTCCTGCGCGGCGCGGGCGAGCAGTTCTTCAAACTCGCTCTCGGTCATCTGCAGCATGTCGTCGAGGCGTTTGGGTGTCATCCGATCTTCGCTCCCCAGAATGTGGTGTGGTCGGCCGCGAAATATCCATCCGCCGCCCGGAATGTGCCCTGCAGCGCGACGGTGTCGCCCGCATTGAGGCTGGCCATGGTCTGCAGCCAGACGGCGGTGGCCTCGGACACATGCGCGCTGGAAATCTCGCCGAAAGAGCCCCGAATTTCCGTCGATCCGTTCAGGACCAGCCGCCCGCGCATCCGGGCGCTGGTATTGGCATTGATCTTGTAGAGAAGGGACGCGCCGAAGAGATAGGTGCCTGCCACCGGCGCGACGAAACGGTTGGTCGAGGCATCGAAACAGCCCTGATCGTTATATTCGGCCACGTTGATGCCGAGCGTCGTCCAGCTGTCGGTCGCGACGTAATTGTCGTAATTGGTGAAGGCCTTGAAGCGCGGCAGGTTCGGCTGGTCTGCGATGCCCGTCGCCGGATCGACGCCCAGCGCATCGCGAAAACTCGACCCATCCGGCGAGACGGCGATGCGCAACAGGCCCGATCCGAACATCCCGATCAGGGCCCGGGTGGAAAACCCGGTCTGCAGGACCAGCCCGGCATCGTTGCTCGCCGTTTCCCGGTTCAGGGTCTGGGTGAGATCGCCGCTGCCGCCGTCGGCTGCGTAGAGGGCTGTCCAGAGAGCGTTGTTCAGCTTGGCCGAAAAGGGCGCGCCCGCGCTGGCCACCATGCCGATGCCGAGCCGGGTCAGATCGTCGAGCGCGGCCGGGATCACCGGCTGCCAGCCCGCGCCGTTCCGGACCAGCAGCACTGCCTCATCCTCGACCCATGCCCGCCAGCCCTCGCGTGGCGGCAGGCGCAGCCAAGCGCCATCGGTCCAGAGAGCGACGTTCAGATCCCAGCCCGCCCAGCCGCCGGTTGCACCTGAGGCGACGATATAGCGATCACCGTCAGACGGGCCAGCCGGTGGCGAGATTTCGCTGCGGCTCTTGACCGAAAGCTGGACCAGCCCGTCGAGCAGACGCAGGGCTTCGTTATGGGTGACGTGTTTCTGCGCCTGCGCCGCCATCAGATAGGGCAGCAGCAGGTTGGTGGTACTGTCGGACATGGTGATCTTCCGGGTTAGTTCAGAGATAGAGGGTTGTGGTGACGGCGGTACCGCGCCCGATGCGGGCTGAGAGCTGGCAGATGCGGATGGTCAGGCTGTCGCTTGGTGTCAGTTCTGCGCCCCAATCGGCGGTCTGTTGCGCGGCGGTGTACGTGACCGAGGGCGCAGTGCTGGTCAGGGTCCGCTTCACGTCCGCGCCGTCCATGATCCGGACCTCATAGCTTTCCAGTTCTTCGCTCAGTGGCACTTCCATGCCCTGCCAGCTGTCGGCGGCGAGGCTGCGGGACCGGCGCGTCCAGCGAAGGGTCAGATCGCCAGGGCTATGCGGGCGCCGCCATGGCTGGGTGACATGGACCGGCGCAAACGGCCGCAGTCCTTCGCCCTCGGGCGTGAAGCTCATCGCTGTGAAGGTGTCGCTGCTGACCGGATGGCGGGCGGGACCGATGCGCCAGTTGAACGGGATGCCGACATCGGCCTCGGACACTGGCAGCGGGGTCAGGGCCTCGTTCAGCATCACCACCCGCGCCCCGGCCGGGGTGGGATTGCCCATGGCATGCTCCGTGCCGCGCTGGCCGCGCAGGAGCCGGGTCAGGCGGTATCGCCCCGGCGCGATCAACTCGGCACGGCCCGCCTGGACGATCTCCCAGCGCCCCGGCGCGGTCTCCACCGCCAGCGGATTCGCCCCACCGAAAAGCGCCAGATCGCTGACGCTGTCCAGCTGGCCGCTGGCGAGATCGAGGATCAGGACATTGCCCATGTCAAAGCGCGAGGTGGGGCCGGGCCAGAGGTCCGATGCGAGACGGCCCATGTGCGCGCGGCGCCGCACCGTGGTCAGCAATTCGAACCCGTCCGTGCCGGGGCTGCGGTACACCGCCAGCGCGCCAGGCCAAGGTTTTGCGGTCGTCGCGATCAGCGGCTGACGCGCGGGGATATCATCTCGCAGCTGCGGCAGGTCGAGCAGAATGACCTCCGGCGGCCCGAAGGTCACCGCGCGGGGCAGGGTCGCCGGGCGCTCGGCGCCGGGCGGCAGGTCATAGGCCTCCCGGTCCTGCCGCACGGCTTCGACGCCGCGCGCTTCTGCATCGGCAATGGCGGTCAGGCGGAACAGTTGGACCCGCCCGTCGTGATCCAGCGCGATGACATCCGCCGGGTCGAGCGCCAGTTTCGAGGGCGGCATCCGAAACACCGCGCTTTCCCGGCCCGCCCAGGCCTCTTGCAATGCCCGGCGGCAGCGGCGCTCGGCCTCTTCCGGCGGCACGGCCATCGGAAAACTCTCGGAGGCGATGCGGCTGGTGTCGACGGTAATGCGCGCGGCTTCGACCAGTGCCGCGTCATAGTCTTCGTCGGCCCGGGCCACCTGCCATTTGAGGGCCTGCGGCAGTTCGGTCTCCTGGGCCCGGGTCAGCTCGATCGCCTCGCCATCCGCATTGCCCGCGACCAGATCATCATGGCTGATGGTGGCAACCGGTGCCCTCCCGCGCATGACAAAACGGATCAGGCCCTCGCTCTCGACCGCATCGAAGCCGAAATGCCGCGCCAGCATGGTGATCGAGGCGCGGGGGCTTTCCAGCGCGGTGATCGCGTAGCCCTCGGCCGCGCCCCAGAGCCCCGAAACATCGATGCGGGCTTCCGGCAACTCGGCGCGCAGGCAGAGATGGCGGACGAGGGCGGCGAGGGAGACCGCGCCGAGCCGCCCGGTCAGCCAGTGTCCCAGTCGCCAGTTCGCGCCATCGGTCCAGACATCGCCCAGAGCGGGAAAGAACGGATAGGGCCGGGCGTCCCAGGTCCAGGCGGCGCATTCTGAAATCTCGATCATGCGCTGGCCGGTGACAGCCGAGACCGGGTTGTTCGCGGGCTGACCCCAGAAGAGATAGGACGCTTCGAGGTAGGCGCGCTGGATGGCATCGTCGCGCCAGCCGCGCGAAAAATACGGTACGAAGCTTTCCGAGGATTTGGGGTCGTAGAAGACATTGGGCTGATTGGTGCCACGGTCGATGGCCGGACAGCCAAGCTCGGTGAAGCGGATCGGCTTTGATTGCGGTACCCATGGCGTCGGCGTCGTAATCTCGACTCCACCCGGTCGGTCGAAATGCCGGTTCGACCACCAGCCCAAAATATCTTTGGGGCGGAAGACCCAGGGCTTGCCCAGCGCACCATCGCTGATCGGGGTCCGGATCTGCGCCGCGCGGTCGGTATCCGAGGCATAGAACCAGTCGAATCCCTCGCCGCCGGAAATATTCGACTGCAGATAGGCGCGGTCATGGATCGCGGGCCAGCCAGCCCGCGCGTCCAGATGATCGAACCCGTCGCGCCAGTCGGAAAGCGGCAGGTAATTGTCGATGCCGATGAAATCGATGTTCTGGTCGGCCCAGAACGGATCGAGATGGAAGAAGACATCGCTGCTGCCATCGCCCGGCTGATGCCCGAAATATTCCGACCAATCGGCCGCATAGCTGATTTTCGTGGCCGGTCCGAGGATGGTGCGCACATCGGCGGCCAGCGCTCGGAAGGCCGCGACTGCCGGATAGGTATTCGCGCCCGCACGGATCGTGGTCAGCCCGCGCATCTCCGATCCGATGAGGAAGGCATCGACACCGCCCGCCGCCGCGCAGAGATGGGCGTAATGCAGCACCATGCGCCGCAAGCCATGGTCACCCGGATCGCCGATCCAGCGGACCTCGTCACCCGTGACGGTGAAATCACCTACGCTGCCGTTTCCGAAGAAAGCCGCGACCTGATCTGCAGCCGCCTCTGTCTTGTCGACGGTCCCTGACTGTCCGGCGGCGGGCGAACAGGTGATCCGCCCGCGCCATGGAAATGCGGGCTGGCCTATCCCGGCGGCATTGTCCGAATAGGGATCCGGCAGGGTGTTGCCGGCCGGGACATCCATCAGAATGAAGGGATAGAAGGTGACGCGCAGCTCTTGTGCCTTCATTTCCCGGATCGCCTGCACCACCGCGAAATCCGCAGGCGTGCCGCCATAGACCGGACGGTCCTCGACATCGCGGCTGACCAGATGCGCCTGATTGCGGCTGATGCCATTCACGGACCATGTCTTCGGACTGCTGGCCTTCTCGGCCACCTCGACGCCGGGCCGGATGCTGCAGGATCCGCAGCGCAGGTCATTGCCGAACCACGCCACAACCAGACTGACACTTTCCACTTTCGGCGCCATGGCCTGCAGCCGGTCCAGCGCCACGATCATGTCCGGGCTGCCCGGCGCGGCGTTCAGGTTCTCGGCCGTGCTTTCTCCGCCACCACCTTTGCGCACGGCTTCGGTGGCATAGGTGAACTCGCCCGAGGCCGGGATCAGCGTGACGGCGCGGGTCAGGCCTTCGGCCGTGTCGGGATCGGCGAGCGGCCGGAATACTTCGAAGGAGAGCTGGGGCAGGCGATTGCCGTAATCACCCAGCGGCAGATCCTCGAAGACAACATAGGCGGTGCCGCGAAAGGCGGGGGTGGACTCCACGCCCATGGTGGCGGCAATGAAGGGATCGGGCTGCTGCGTCGCGCTGCCGGGATACCAGCGCCAGGTAATCCCCGATATGTCGAGCGGTTTGCCATCGGCCCAGATGCGGCCGATGCCGGTGATGTCACCTTCACACAATGCGACCGCGAAGGAGGCATAATAGAGATATTCCGTGGTCTCGACCTTGGGCCCGCCGCCCTTACCGCCGCCCTGTCGGCTGGTTTTGGTCTCTTCACGGAAATCCGTGGCCCAGACGATATTGCCGGCTATGCGCATGCGGCCGAAGACGCGCGGAATGACCGCGCCCTCGGTCGAGGCGGTGATGCGCAGATTGTCGAGCCGGGCGCCCTCGATGCGCTGGGCCGGGGCGAGGGATGAGACAATCCAGCTGTCCACGGCCGCGCCGATGGTGGAGCCGATCATGCCGCCGATGGCGGCACCGGAAAATCCGAGGATCGCGCCCCCGAAGCCGCCGCCAATCGTGGCGCCGACCGAGGCGAGAACTAAAGTTGCCATGGAAAAGTCTCAGATGCTGGGGAAGAGGAAGGCGAAACCGATGCGGCGGTACCAGGCTTGTGTCAGGGGTTCTTCGATGACGCCCAGCCGCTCATAGGCGTGGATGAAGCGGTCAGGCGCGGTCAGAATGCCGACATGTTTGGCGATGGCGCTCGCCCTCATTCGGAACAGGATCAGCGCGCCAGGGATCACGTCGCGCGGGTCAATCTCGATCATCATCCGCCGCGCGCCTTCGGCCAGCACCTCGCGGGCGCCCGTCTCGCCCCAGTCGCGGCTATAGGGCGGGATCGGAAAGGGCTCGTCGCCGACCAATTCTCGCCAGACGCCGCGCGCCATCCCGAGGCAGTCGCAGCCGACCCCTTTGAGGCTGGCCTGATCGTGATAGGGCGTGCCCAGCCAGCTGCGCGCGGCGGCGATGATGCGGTCGGGATCGGCGGCGGTTTGCGACCGGATCAAAGCACGCCTCCGTCATGACCGCCATCCTGCGAGGCATAGCGCAGGATCGCGTCCTGGCCGGGGATATGCGGAAAGCCCCGGAAGTTGACCACATTCCCGAACTTCCGGGCGCAGGTGGCGATGCGCTTGTCGCAGCCAGCGCAGATGGTGAAGCGGTCACCCGCGCCAATGGGACGGATCGGCGCTTCCAGCAGCGTGATGACGGTAATGCCAACGCTGCGATCATGGGCCAGAACCTCCGCGCGGCGACCGGCATTGGCACCAGAGGACCAGACCAGCGTGCCGAAGCGGAACCAGCCGGCTGCAAAGCCACCGAGCCCGGAGGCGATGAAGGCCCGGTCGCGAAGGCTGTCGATGACGGTGCCGCTGCCGCGAAATGCCGGATCCTCGAGATCGACGCCACAGCGAGGATCGCCCAGCGCGGCGTCGCAGCTGGCCTGAAATGTCCGCCCGACGGTCTGACCGAGGATATGGGACATCGATCGGATCTCGGCCAAGAAGGCATGCCGTCCGCGCCTTATCTGCCCGATGGCGCCGCGCCGCATCAGCACCCGCTGATTTGTCGCCTGCCAGTTGACGCGCCAGAGCTCGACTTCGGCATTGTCCCAGCGCCCGTCGAGAATATCGGACTCAGAAATCCGGTCGGAGCGCAGCGCGCCCGCCGCGTCCTGCGCATCGACTGAGAGATCAGCGCCGGACCGGATCTCGCTCGCCGTCAGCCCGCTTTCCGGCTCGAACTCCGTGCCGTCGAACGATAATACCCGGTCATGGTCAGTGAAGCCGAAAGCCGTGCCATCGGCGCGGGTGATGCGCCAGCACCAGGCGAGCGTCGTGGTGCCGCTGTCGAGATGGACCCGCAATGCGGACGGAATGGTCTTCATCGCCGGATCTCCAGCAGTGGAATGGAGGTGATGGAGCCCAGCCGCTCGATATCCAGCGTCACGTCCAGCACGTCGCTGTCGAAACGGACCGGCACGTCGAATTCGAACCCGGCCGTGATGGCGATGCCGGCGGACGGCGCGGTGTCGAAGCTGACAAGGCCGGTCTTGTGATCGACCGACCAGCCGGAGCCCTGAGACACGCCGCTCAGGGCGATCCGGACTGTCCCAGCGACTGGCTTGGTGATCGCCCGGGTCCATGCTTGGCCGCCAGAGGCATAGCGTTTGATCAGTTGGAAGCTGGTCGTTACCCCATCTCCGATCCCGATCTGCTGATCCATTGCTGCTGGCGCCCGCGAAGGCAGGCAGGACCGATGATCGGCCCAGTCCTTGAACCGAAAGCCATAGAGCCGCCCGTTCCGTGCCTCGAAGAAGGCCACGACCGCCGCCAGATCGTCGGCACGGCGGATGCCGTAGCTGACGTCATAGCGGCGGCGCGAATTGGCCCAACTCGCGTTGCGCTCTTCGTCGCCGCTTGCCAGTTCGACGATCTGGGTGCGTCGTTCCGGCCCACCGCGTGCGCCGCGGCTGATAGTGTCCGGAAACCGGACCTCGTGGAATGCCATGGCCTGATTTCTCCTTTATAACCCGCGTCGGCCGAGCGAGACGGCGCGGGCGATATCGGCGGCGATCTGGGTGCGGGATTGCCGGAAGCTTTCGGCGTCGCGGGCGTTGATGTTGACCGTGACGCCATTGCCGTATTCCTGCGCCTCGCGGCGAGACAGCACCCGTTCGCCACGTTGTAGGATGGCCGGTACCTCGTCATGACGCAGTCCGACCATGCCGCCAGCATGCATGCGCGGTGCCCCGGCAAAGGTCAGCGCCGGGATCATTCGGCCAGGACCTGTGGCACCAACCATCCCGCCCGTGTGCATGATGCTGGCAAAGATTCCGCCCGCGCCGCCCAGCGCGCCCGAAAGCGCGTTGGCGATGGGCCCGAGCAGGAACCGCCGGGCGGCCAGCTTTGAGAGATCGGCCAGCAGCGAGGTGACCAGATCGCGGAAATCGAGCTTGCCGGTCTTTACGAATTCGCCGACCGCGTTCTCGGCACTCTGGAATGCGCTGACCAGCGCCTGACCGATATCGGCACCAATGTCCTTTGCTTTCCCGGCATAATCCGACAGCGCCTCTGTCACGGCCTTCCAGCCGGTGGCTGTCGCCTCGGTGGCGGGTTTTGCCTCTTCGGCTGCAGCCTTGCCTGCGGCCCCGGCCTCTTTCGCGGCAACACCTGCACCGGTCGCGGCCGTTTCCACATCGCCCAGCGCATCCTCGTAACGCCCGGCAGCTTCCGCTGCGATGTCCAGCGCCTCGCCGCCGACATCATCCCCGCCCGACATTGCCGTGCGCAGCGCCTCCATGGCCGGTCCGACGCCATCGAAGGCGGAAGCCCGGCTGGAACTGGCCCGGTCGCGATAGCGGCCCGCCATATGGGCCGAATTGCTGGCGGCATGTTCCAGCATGGACGCCCGGCCCAGCGCCTCGAACACATCGATACGGGTATCCGATCCGATCTCTTCCGCCACCTTGTTGAAAGTCGGCGCGATCATCCCCAGAAAATCCGCCCATTTGCCGGCGAGGAAGGCCATCAGTCGGGTCCAGATCGCCTCGATCTCTGATTGCATGGCCCGGAAATCGTCGGCGAAGGAGAGGGCGGTGATCTTGATCCCCTCCCAGACCGCCTTGGCGACATCGCCCATCAGGGCCATGGCATTGCCGAAGCCGCCTGCGCCTTTGACCAGCTTCGTGAACTGATAGACCAGTTCCCCGGCGCCGACGATCAGGGCTCCGATGCCGGTGCGGATCAGCGCGCCGCGCAGCACCACCAGTGCGGTGGCGAGACCCCGGACGGAGAGTGCCGCCGCCGCCAGCCCCGCCACCCAGCGCCCGGCCATGAAACCGGCAAAGCTGGCCGCATAGGTGGAGAGCCTGCCGATCTGGTCGAAAAGCCCGCTGATTGCCATCCCCAGCGGCCCGGTGCGGCTGGCCAGCGCCGCCATGGCATCGGCGACAGCTTCCAACGCGGGGGCTGCAGCCACCGCCAGCTGGTTCGAGAGCCCGCGCCAGACCAGCCCCAGCCGGGAGATCGCGTCATTCGTGCGCTCGATCCGGTCGGCATCCTGTTCCGAGACCACGACCCCGAAGGCGCGGACATCCTCGGTCGCCTGGCGCAAGGTCGCGGTGTCGATGCGTGACATGGCGATCGAACCTTCCTCGCCGAAGAGTTGCCCGGCCACCGCCGCGCGCTGGGCGACGGGGACGAAAGCCTCGATGGCGGCATTGATCGCACCGACGCGTTGGTCCAGTGGCAGGGCCAACAGATCAGCGGCGGTCAGGCCCAGCCGTTCCAGCGCATCCGCCGCCGGGCCACCGCCCGCCGCCGCCTGGCTGAGCCGCCGGGTCAGATCCTTGGTCGCCTGTTCGATGCCGGACATCGACACGCCGGCCAGTTCACCCGCGCGCTCCAGCGTCTGGATCGAGGCAACCGTCGTGCCGAGCGATTGCGCCAGTTTTGCCTGCGCATCTACCGTCTGCAGCCCGGACCGGACCATGGCGATGCCCGCTGCCGTGGCTGCGGCGACGGCAGCGGCAGCCGCCACGCCGACCTTGCGCGTAAACCCGGCCATGCGGGCATTCGCCGCCTCCATCTCTCGCGAGAGCCGCCCGAAGCCGCGCGATCCGGCCTCGCCGACGCCCTCCAACTCCGCACGCACCTGCCGTCCGCCCACCGCCGCGAGGCGGACGCTGACGCGTTTTTCTGCCATGTCACCGTTCCATCTGTTCGTTCATCTTCCGGACCATCACCGCCTCGACGATGGGCAGAAGTTCGGCTGCGGCCGGGGCCGGGATGCCCAGCGCCGCCGCCAGTCCCAGCGCTGCGTTCAGATCCCAGCCGATCACCGCGCCCGGCAGCGCCCGCAGCTGACCGCCAAGCCGCCCGACCAGATCCCAGACCTGCCAGCCCTCGAATGTCAGCGGCTGGTTTTGCCGCGTCGGGCAGTCTTCGCAGCATTGCGTACAGGCCGCGCAGTAGCTGTCGCCCCCACCGAATGCCCAGTCGGCGAGGGCGCGGAGACGTTTTTTTCCTGTTCCAGCAGCAGGCCCCTCGAGACATAGACCAGCTGGAAGGCTTCGAAGATCGGCCAGATGTCCAGCAGAGCGTCGATGGCCTGCGGGCTGGGGTTGATGGCATTGCCCTCGGCATCGCCGACGCCTTCCCAGGCCAGCACCGCGCGACGGGCCAGCGCCTTGGCGAAGATCAACGCGCGGGTCTCATCGCTGGTCTCGTCGGGGACAGCTTCCACATCCGGATCGCTGCGCGTGGCGACCATCAGCGCGGTGGTCAGCGGGCGCAGCCGCACCCGGACTCCGGGGGCCAGATCGTGCCAGCGCGGTTCATTGCTCAGGTCCAAGGTCAGCATCAGTATTCCTCGCGGTCGTTGATCAGGGTGGCGGTGCACATGCGGCCCAGCGCGCTGTCGCGCGCGGCCTGCCAGTCGAAGGTGGCTTGTACGCCCTGCGGTCCGGAAATCTCGATCCGGGGGCGGGGCAGATAGACGGCATGCACGGTGAAGCTGAAGCTCTCGCCCGACGGCAGGGCATAGGAGAATTCCAGCGCGCAGGGATCGCCATCAAGGGCCTGCGTCACCAGCGTGCTGTCGGCGAACCGGACCTCGATGGAGCCGGTCAGCGCCGCAATGGACGGATCGGCGCCATCGATGCGGCCATCGGCGCGGATGGTCTCGATCCGGTCGAGATTGTTGGCATAGGTGATCTGGGCCGAGACGACATTGCCCAGCACCGCGCCGTTGCGGGTGATGGTTCCGTTGAAATGCCCGAAGCGCTTCAGATCAATGGGCGCGGGCGTGCCCGCATTGCTGACGGTGCCGACCGTCTCGCCCTGCGCGACCAGCCGGGCGGTTGCGGTCAGCAGCCCGGAGCGCTGCATCTGCCAGCTGAGCTGGTCCAGCACGCAGCCCGAATAGATCGCATAGCGCGGCACCTCGGGCATGCCGGTCTCGATGGAGAGGCTGGGCAGAGACCAGGCACCCGACCGGAACTCATGCGTCCACGGGCCGGTGCCAGTTGTGACCGGGTCTCCGAAGGCCGCCTTTAGCCAGAAGCCGAACGCCTCGGCATCAATCGGCACGACGATATCGCCGTCGGCCGTCACCGCATCCTTGATAGGCGCCAGCGGATCGCGGCCATAGCCCAAGAGTTCGGAGTTCAACAGCGGCTGCTCCGCGCCGAGCGTAGTGCTGGCGAAGGGCATCTTGTTGAAGCCGCCCGCGGGCGGCGTGCCATAGACGGTCTCGAACGCAAGCGCCATCTGCGCCCGCGCCCCCTGGGCTCGTGCCATCTTGTTCTCCTCGGATTTTAGGGTGATTCAGCCGAGTGGGTCGGCGGTGGTGTAGTGCAGGATGACGGGGATCACCGCCGCCTTCAGGCTCGCGGCGCCCTCGACGGGCAGATCGACCGGGCGCGGCGCTTCAGCTTCGACCCAGTCGCAGAGACCGTCCAGCGTCCGGTCGGCGGCGAGCACCGCACCGACGCTGGCGCAGACGGTGTCGAAGGTCGCATCACGGTCGGCGCCCTGAACGACTGCCTCAATCTCGGCACGGTGCTGATAGTGATAGGCAACCGGCGACAGCGTCACCTCAGGCTCGCCCGGCTCGCCGTCACGCAGGATCAGGAGGCCATCGGGAGGCACGCGTTCAGGCAGGACGTCGCCGCGCAGTGCGGTCGCAGGCAATTCTGATAGCCGCGCGTGAAGTGCGGTGAGGATGGTTTCGCGGATGGTGGGCATGAGCACTTTGTTTTGCGTTGGCAGGAGAGGTTGATCCTTCAGGATCTGACGGCTTATGTCGCCCAAACAGGTCTACAGGAGAAAGAATGTCGATTTCGGAACAGCAGCGAGCCGCAGAGCGATATGCGATCGAGGGTGCGGAAATGGACCGCCTGAGTGAAATCGTTGCAATGATTCCAGACGTTAAGCCCCGGCTGGCCATGCAGGCGTTGCGCCAGGCTATCGAGAACGGAACCCACGGAGCGGGCTCCTTCGATGGTCGCGATCGTAGCCTTGCATGGCGTGACGGCTGGGTGCAGAAAACATCACCGGTCGGGGCACGCGTACTGGTGGCTCTGTTTCGGGACGGCAAGATAAAGCAGAATCCTCCACGCTCGCGAGATATACTTGGGCTTGAGACATATTCGGCCACTGAAACGGCGTTTAGGAGCAAGGTCGCAAGGAAACTTGCCGACTGGGAGGCCAGCGAAGCCCGGTTGGATGAAATCGCCGCGAACCCGGATCTGGCTCGACCGGACGAAATCACCGCTGGCCTGATCGATCAGATTTTTCTTCGGCGGCTTGGCTACGGTAAATTCGGCTCTATGCGCATTGGAGGGCTGGAGTGCCACAAGCAATCTACGGGAGCCTATTTATCGAATAGCGGCAACACACGCTATTCAGGCGAGGTCTATTGCTGGTGGATCGACGAGGATGGCAACAGGCGGGGACAGGACAAACCTGAAACGCACCCGAATCGTCGAAACGACCCAGAGCGAAACTGGGGTCTGGGCCGCGAATAATCGGCGGTTTCCTGAGAAAAGCAGGCGTTACCCAGCTTTCCTCTCCACCCACTTCCCCACGATCCTCCCCGGCACCGCATCCGCCGCCCGTTCCGCATCCCGTGCCAGATCCAGCCGTTTTGCCAGCCTGACCTGCGGCACCAGCAGGAAGATCGGCACCGTGGTGCGTCCGCGCCCGGTTTTGGAGCGCGATGCCACCGCTCGGCCCTTGGTGTTCAGCCGCCCCTCGGCGACCAGCAGGCTCGGCCCGCGCCTGCGATAGACGAAGCGCAGGCGTATCCCGGTGCGACGTTCCCATTCGCCGGGGGTGATGCGCCCGCCGCGCAGGGATTTCCCGGCGGCTTCCGTGGGGATGGCCAGCCAGAACCCATCGCGGGAACGGATCAGCGGTCCGGCATTATGGGCGCCGACGATGACCGGGGCCTTCGACCAGACCAGCGCCGTGGCGTTCAGGCTCTCGCCTGCCTTGGGATAGGTTGCATTCCTGATCGAATTGGCGAGCCGGCGTCCCAGCCCGGCCCCGGTGATCTGGCCGCGCCATGCGGTCTTGAGGCCCGCGCCTGCTTCGCGCATGGCACCGGTGACGGCCTTTTCGCCGGCCTTGATTTCGGCCTGCATCATGGCAACGAGATCGGGATCGATATCGAGCTTCAATCTCATGCGGGCACCAGTTCCACGGTCCAGATCAGCCGGTCGCGGTCGCGGATCGGCTCGCCCTGGACGGAAAAACTGTCGGCGCCGATGACGATCAGATCGCCGGGCCGGGGGTCGGGGAGATCGCTGACCCGGATATCGGCGGTGAGGGTTTCCGACAGGATCCGCGCCGATCCGAATTCGGTGATCCGGTCCGGCGCGCGTCGGATGAGGCGGATCGGGCGTTCCTCCGACGTGCCGCCCGCGATCCAGACGGCGGAGATGCCCATGTCCGGATGGCCGAAGATGCGATCCATGGCGGCAGCAAAAGCGTTCATCAGTTCGAGCTGTGCAGCCGGATCGCCAGCCGAGGACGTTTGTTCACCGGCAGGATCGAAGCCTCGGTCATCAGATCGATCCAGCGGCCCTTCGGGTCAAGATGCTGGCGGGCATAGAGCGGCAGGCCGATGGTATTGGCGGTTTCCAGCAGGTTCGCCGGACCGCCATAGGTCGTAAACGTGTCCATGGTGCCGGTCGGGAAGGCGATGCCCTCATTGGCCGGGACAAGCCGTTCCGATGCCTTGGTCGAGAGCGTCACCGCGCCTGCATATTCCTCGAAGAGGATGCCCGCGAAGGGGAAGTTGCGGCGCACATCCTGCCGCAGCGGCTGGGCGCCGGTCGCGGCGTAGAACTTGTAGGCTTCCTCGGTCTTCGGATGCGAGATCAGCTTGTCGAAGAATTCGCGGCTGACCAGGGCATGGACGCCGGACATGCTTTCGCCCAAGAGATTGTCCTCGATGGCGCGTAGGACCTCGCGGACCTTGCCCTGAATGTTGGTGCCTGCGGTGCCGAGTACGAAGTCGACGCTGATCTGACTGAGCCCGAACTCCGTGAAGTAATTATAGAGCGTGGTGCCCGCGCCATCCTTCACGATGCCGCGCAGCGCGTTCATCTCCATATATTCGCGGGTCTGCGCGTGCTTGCGGCGCATCAGGGTCAGCTTGCGGGTCATCACCGCGACCAGGGGATCGGCCTCGTCAATTGCGCCGATGGCCGGAACCCCCTGAATATCGGCGGGCAGGATGACATCGTCATGCGGGATCCAGGGCAGCGCAAAGCTGCGCATGGCGCGGCCTTCGCGGCTGCCGACGGTCGCGGGACCGCCCAGCGGCACCGAAGGCAGCAGGTTCAGCACGCCCTCGATCTGTTCGATGATGACGCTGCGCTGGGACACGCCTTCGAAGCGGAAGAGGCCGATTTCGCCGAGGCGGGTGTAGAGGTTCGGCAGGATATTGATGGCCTGCGTCATCTCGGCTAGCGAATAGCCGCCGGCATCGAAGGGATTGCGGATGATGGTCATGGGGAAGCCTTGTCGGGGAAGGGGAAGATAGGATCTTGGTCGGGAGGGTCCGTGACCCCCGTGCCGGTCCGAAACCGCCGAGCGGGTCCGAGACCCCCGTGCCGGTCCGAAAACGCCGGGCGGGTCCGAGACCCCCGGGCCGGTTCGTAACCGCCGGGCGGATTCGTAATCCGTCAGGCGCTGTCGCGGATGACGATGCCCAGCGCGGTCAGCTCGGCATGTTTGGCAGCGATCTTGGCGGCGTCATCGACGCTGCCATCGTAGAAGAGCGCGTCGCGGGACAGGATCGCCGGGCCGCGTGCCAGAAGAATGCCGGTGGCCTCGGAGAGCCGCGTATCGACCGGATTCAGCAGGATGCCCGCGGCCGTTTCCGCGCCATCGCTGCCGCCATGGCTGGCTAACGTGTAGCGGCCGCTGAGGGTCACGCGGCCGAGAACTGCGCCGGCCGGATATTCGGTGCCCTCGGCCAAGGTAACGGTCTCGCGGGTATAATTGGGGTTCAGCTCATATTTGAGCGCATCGCCCATGGAGGGCGGCTGGATCAGGACGGGCATCTTGGTCTCCGGATTTTGTCAGGTGATCAGCGCGCGGCGCTGTCGGCGGATTTGCGGACGGCAGCGACGAGCGGGCTCGGCTTATTTGTGGGCGCTGGCGCGCTGGCCAGAATGCCGCTGGCGTCGCTTTTGGCCGCGAGGCTGTCGAGGATCTGGCCGCGCAGGGCATCGGGTTTCAGGCCGCGCCGGACCGCATCGGCAGCGTCCAGGGTGACGCCCAGCTTTGCGGCCTGTGCGCAGATCGAGGCCACTTCGGCGGCTTCGGCACGGATGGCATAGGCATCGGTCGGGGCCCCAGCCGATGCGGTGCCGGGCGCGGGCGGCGCTGCCGCCGGTTCCTGTGCCGTCGGCGCGCTCGCTTGATACGGCGTGGTGGCGTTCGGCTCTTGTTGGTCCGGCGTCTGGGCATCGGCTTCCGTCTGATCGGTCATGATCATCTCCTGCTTGGGGTGAGGGTTCGAAAGGGTCTGGGTGGCTGGTGTCCGCCCGATCTGCCCAGCCGGGCGATTCACGCTTTCAGCAAAGGCGCGGAAGGCGTTGCGGGGATCGGCCACGGCATCGGCGAGACCGGCTTCGACAGCCGCCGCGCCCCGGAAGATCGCCGCTTCGGTGGCCAGCGCCGCCTCTTTGCCGAGCTTCGCCCCGCGCCCTGCCGCAACCGTCTCGGCGAACAGGACGCGCAGATCCTCCAGCTCGGCCTGCAGCCGGTCGCGGATGCTTTCGGGCAGCGCGGCATAGGGATTGCCGTCAGCCTTGCGCGCCCCGGCATGGATCAGCGTCACCGCCATGCCCTTCTGGGCCAGCATGCCCGACATGTCGGTATGCATGGTGATGACGCCGATGCTGCCCGCCGCGCCGGTGCGGGGCAGGGTGATGCGGTTCGCCTGCGAGGCCAGCGCATAGCCCGCCGAGAGCGCATGTTCGGCCAGAAAGGCATGGACGGGCTTTGTATCCCGCGCCGTGCGGATGCGGTCGGCGAGGTCAAACGCCCCGGCGACTTCGCCGCCAAAGCTGTCGATTTCCAGCGCGATGCCGCGAACGGCATTGTCAGACACCGCCGCGTCGATCTGGGCAGCGAGGCCCTCATAGGAGGTGAGGCCGGAACTCTGGCCGATCCAGGCGCCGCGATGGACCAGCGTGCCTGCGATGGCGATCACCGCCACACCGTCGACGACTGGGAAGGGCGCGTCGGCTTCGTCACCATGACGTCCGACCAGATCTCCGCCGATCAGCGAGGCGAAGGCGGTTTGCCGAGTGGTCGTCAGTTCGGGCTCGGCGACGGTCAAGCTGTCAAAGCGAATTTCCTGTCCGGCGATCCGGGGTCCGAGGCCGGAGAGAAAGGCCAGCGCCTTGGCCGGGGCGATCATCAGCGACGTGTCGAAGGCGCGCTGGGCGATCTGGGCGTGATGCATCAGAGGTCCTCCCTGGCATCGTCTTCGGTGTCGTCATCAGGGTCGGCGACGCGATCCTCGTTATCGTTCTTGCCGTCGTTGGCATCGGCACCACCAACAGCCGCCTTATCCTTCGGCCCCTGTGCGGGCGATCCGGGGCGACGGAAGTCGAGGCCCAGCGCGGCCTCGCGTTTCCGTTCGGCCGCGATCTCGCGGTCGACCTGTTCGGCGTCATAGCCGCGTTCGGAAATCGCCTGGCTGCGGGATTTGAGACCGGCTTCGATCTGCAGGATCTCGGCCGAGGCGTCCTTCATCGGATCGACCCAGTCCCAGCGCGTCGGCAGCCAACTGACGGATTGGTATGTCTGGCGGTCGCGGTCATAGCCCGGCAGATCGACGACACCCGACAGCACGGCCAGATCCAGCCAGCGCTGCCAGACCGGGCGGCAGAGCTGATGCACGATGACGCTGTGCTGGATCGCCGAGACCCGGCGCCTGAAGTCAAGCAGCGCCACGCGGGTATTGGAAAAGTTGCCGCGCGCCGCATCGCCGGTCAGGTAGGGATAGGGAATGCCCAGCGCCGCCGCGATCTGCAGCAGGGTCCGGTATTGGAAGGGCTCATAGGTCGAGCCCGAATCCGGGGTGGCGGGGGTCGAGACATCCTCGCCCGGATCGAGGCGGACGACCTGGCCCGGTTCCACCTCCAGATCCTCCTCCGCCGGTTCCAGCGGCGTTTCCGGGGCGGGCGAGGTGATGAACATCGCGAACATCGCCGCCGTCTTCTTCCGCTCCAGCTCGGCATCGTCATAAAGATCCAGCGTGAACAGCTTCACAATCGCCGGGGCGAAGCGGGACACGCCGCGCAGCTGACCGGCCTCCACGGGGTCCAGCACATGGACAATCTCCGAGGCCGGGACGCGGACCGTTTCCCCCACCAGCCCCGGATCGGTCATGTCGCCGGGATGGCGGCGCAGGAGGTGATAGGCCACCCGCCGCCCGATGCCGTCGAATTCGATGCCCTGACGGATGGACCCGCTGCCGGGCAGTTCCCGGTTCAGATCCATCGGCAGCATCTCGGAGGGCAGCATCTGCAGGTGCAGCGGCACCGACAGTCCATCGTCCGGTCTGCGCGGGCGCAGCCGCAGAAACACCTCGCCCGCCAGAAACAGCTCGCGCGCGGCACGGCGTTGGAGACCATAAAAGTCCGTCAGCCCCTCGGCATCGGCCTCGTCCGTCCAGGCCAGCCAGAGCTTCTGCAGCGCCTCCTTCTGTGCCGCATTCGCAATCGACGATGACGGTTTGATCCCATCACCCACGACATTGCTGGCGAAAGCTTCCACGGCGCCCGAGGCATAGCCATTGTTCCGTGCCAGCCAGCGGGCCCGCGCCGTGATGGTCTCGCCCGCGCCTGCGATCAGCGTGTTCACATGGGCGCGGGAGGCCCGAAACCCGCGCAGGCGTCGGTGTGATTGTGCCGCATCGAACCCGCCGATGATCGCGCCGAGGCGCGCGCGGATGCCGTCGAACGCCATGGCTCAGAGCCCCTTGGTCGCGACGGTGCCCCAGCGCCTGCGACGGTTGGTGCCAGCGGCGCGGGCAATCCGGGCTTCCAGATCGGCAATGGCACTGGCCAGTTCGGCATCGGACCCATAGGTCAGGGTCTTGCCGTCATAACTGACAGAACGCAGGCCGCTGAACCGGGCTTCCTGCAGCGCGGTCAAGAGCGCCTGCATCCGGTCGATGTCCATCTCTCACCTCATGAAACGCGGTGTATATGTTTGCCGCTTGCGGCGCGGTGTGGTTGGTGGCGCACCCGCCTGACGGGCAGGCGGGTCGGTGGCGTCGGCACTGGCGGGGTTGGCATTGATGCCGGTGCCGCCCGCATCCGGTACCGGCGGCGCGACACCCGCCTGGTCTTCCAACTGCCGCCACATCCGCTCGTCCCAGCGATCCGCGCCCATGATCCAGGCGGCGGCGCGGGCATAGACACGGGTGTCCAGCGCCTCGTTGCGTTCGCGCAGCTTCTGCCATTCCTGACGGGCGTAACCGCGCTTGTTGCGGACCGTGACCAGCTGCTCGGCCACCAGCTGCTTCAGCCATTCGCTGTCGGCCCAGTCCGGCAGATGGATCATCCCCGGCGGATCGGGCTGGCCTGCCGCTCGCTCTTCATCGCTCAGTCGTTCCAGCCGCAGAAAGCGATAGGTCTCGATCTTGAAGGTGGCGGTGGCCACCGACCAGAGCCGGGCACCGCGCCGGAGGCGCCTGCCGCAGACCGTGGCATCGACAAAGGTCGGCCCAGACACCGGTGTCGCCCGGTTGAAGCCTTCCAGGCCCTTGACTGGCACGACCTGTTCGAACCCCTGCGCCCGCGCCCAGGCATAGACCGCCGCAGCTTCATAGCCGGTGTCGATGGCCAGTTTTGCGATGGGCATCACCGCACCATGCGCGTGCTGCCATGTGCGGGTGAGAATCTTCCTCAGCTCCGCCCATGCCGCCGGGCTGTCCGGACCGCCGGGAATGACGATGTGATCGACGAGCCAGCTCTGCAGCCCGCGCCCCCAGGCCCAGATGTCGACCTCGATCCGGTCCTTCTGGATATCGGCCCCTGCGGTCAGGAACAGACCGCCCTCGGGGATCTGGGCATCAAACGCCTCGCGGCGATCCGCCAGCCGCTGCCATTCCGGTGCCTCGCCGCGCTCGACCCAGGTCTCGCCCAGAAGCGTGTTGCGCGCCGCGCGCAGCATCTCGTCATTGCCCTGCGCCGCCAGCCATTCCCGGGCGATCTGCTCCCAGCTTTTCCAGCCGATGGGAGAATAAAGGGCGGAGAGGTGATAACCGACATGGTGCGGATCGGCCGAAAACGCCGTCGCGCGCCATTCGCCCGCCTCCAGCATCGCCGTCTTGTGATGCTCGGCGATCAGCTGATCGCAGGCGTTGCAGGCATAAGCGGCGGTCTCGGGCTTGCCCTTTTCCCAGCGCAGCCGTTCGAATTCCAGCCATTGCATCGTGCCGCAATGCGGGCAGGGGACAAAGAAGCGCCGCTGATCTGACGCCTCGAATTCCTGCTCGATCCGGCTCAGCCCCCGGATCGTCGGCGTCGAGACCAGAAACACCTTTCGGCGATGCGCGAAGGTGGTGCTGCGCGCTTCGGCCAGCGTCACCGGGTCGCCTTCCTCGTCGGCCGAGGGCGGATAGGCGTCGATCTCGTCCAGAAACAGGTAGCGCGCGGGCATGGACCGCAGACCCGTCGCGCTGTTTGCGCCGGTCAGCACCAGAATGCCGCCCGGAAATTCCTTCGACAGCATCGAATTCCCGGCATCGCGTGACCGGGCCGGGCTGACCCGATCCCGCAGCGCAGGCGAATCCGAAATCAGTGGGTCGAGCCGACCGCGCGAGGCGCGCTTGGCCATCTCGACGGTCGGCAGCACCGCCAGCATCGGCCCCGGCGCATGGTGGATGACAAAGCCGATCCAGTTGTTCCCGGCCTCGGTGGCGCCGACCTGCGCGGCTTTCATGAAGGAAATCCGCTGCGCCGGGTGTCCGGGCGAGAGCGCCTCCATGATCTCGCGCAGATAGGGCGTTCGGGCGGTGCGATAGCGACCGGGCTCGGCCGCCGCGCGCGACGACAGCCAGCGATGCTTGTCGGCCCATTCCGACACGGTCAGATCGGGATCGGGGCGGATCCCGCGCGACCAGGCGCGCAACATATCTTCGGCGCCGTCGAAGCTCAGGTCGGGTGCGGTATCGCCGTCCCCATCCTCATCATTCAAGAGAAACCTTGAGGTCGGCGAGGGCGGTGAGCTGGTCTCGGACATGGGTTTCCAGCACCCTCTGCAGCACCCCGGTGCCGATGCTCACTGCTTCCCCGGTGGTCTTTTCCATCTCGGCCGAGAGTTCCGCCGCCATGATCGCGGCGACGCGCGCGGGCCAGGTCACCCAGGCATCGCGCTCCTGCCGGGCGAGGCGAAAGACCAGTGTTTCAGCCCGTGCCCGGTCGACCAGCACGCCCTTCTTCTTCTGAATGGCGATCTGACGCTCCTGCGCCTGATAGACCGTCAACGCGGTCCGGGCTTTCAGATAGGAGGAACTGTCACCCGGACCGGAGATCGACGGGGCGGCGAGGTTGGTATCAGGCCGTGAAGTTCGTTCCGGTATTGCTGCCTGCCGCGCGGCACCACCGTTTGACCGGCTCTGCTGATCGGGATCGGTGGTTGCCGCGCGGCGGGCGTCCGACGCAGCCGCGTCGATGGAGCCATCGGCGAAAAGCACCAGCCGACCGCTCTTGCGCGCCTTCTGGATCGCCCCACGCGACAGTCCCGCATGGGCCGCATAGGCCCGTTCGCTCATGCCCTGCATCGGCGCTGCCCTTCGTGATTATAAAGCAATGAAATTGCTCGTGATTTACTTGATGTGGTCGCAGATCAGAGCGAATCTGATGGTGCGAATGCGATGCAACTCACCTCCGGAAGCCGGATCATGAACCAGCCGAACCTACGCGCCACCGACACGCTGCTGACCGACATCGCCCAGCGCCATTTCCACGGGCTGGAAACGCTGGAGACCCGCAACCGCGACGCGCTGGATTTCCACGCTGTCGCGGTTTGGGCGATCCGCAGCGCGCTGGAAGAGGCCTATGCCGCTGGCCTCGCCGCCGCCACGAAATGAACCGGAGCATAGACATGACCCGCAAGCCCGCCCGCACCAATGACGCCGCCCTTGCCGCATTCATTGCGAAGAAAGCGGAAACCGACGCGATGCTCGCCCGGCTGCAGGCCTTCAGCGAGGATCACTTCGGTGCCGATCCCGAGCGATTGAACTGGGCCGACGTTGGCAGCCTCGAATATCAGGCCCATCTTCTGAAGCAGATCAGCGACTTCGTCTTCCGCGAGGGCGAACACGCGGCCTGACCGGATGGCCTGTGCCACTTGCTGCGCCCCGCGCGATGCGGGGCCCGGCTCCGTAGAAGCCGACCGCAGCGCGCGGCGGCGATGCACGGAGCAAATGATGACGAAACTGACCGACACGCGGACCCTGATCCTGACCCGGGCCAGCGCCCGGCCGGGCAATCTCGCTTTGCCGCTGCCCGAGGGGCTGCATGGCGCGGCGGCGAAGATGGCCATCGGCCGGATGATCAAGCTCGGCTGGCTCGAAGAGGTAGAGGCCAACCTCCGGCGCAACGAACCTCTCTGGCGTGAGACCGGCGACGGGCACGGCACCACGCTGATCGCCACCGATGCCGGGCTGGACGCCATTGGCATCGACCCGGTGGTGATCGGGACCATGGCGGGACTGCGCGATGCCAAGCCCGAGGCCATCGCAGCCGCCCAGCGCCCCGGCACCAAACAGGCCCAGCTGATCGCCATGCTTCAGGCGCCGGAGGGCGCGACCATTGCAGAGATCGCCGAGGCGACATCGTGGCAGCACCATAGCATCAGGGGTGCCATTTCCGGGTTGCTGAAGAAGAAGCTGAGGCTGGAGGTGACCTCCGGAAAAGTCGATGGGCGCGGTCGGGTCTATCGACTTGCCGGGCATGTCGAACGAGCGATCCGATAGGATCAGCCCGTTGAATGGCGGCAAAGCGGGACGGAGCGGCCGTTCAGTGCTAAGGCTGTGTTTTCACCTTCATATGGAGCAAGGATGAAACTCAGACTTTTAATCGATACATCCGTATGGCTGGATCTCACGAAGGATCCACGCCATATGCCTTTGCTCGACGCTCTTTCCGCGCTGATAGAGGCCGGTCAGGTTGAATTGATCCTGCCGCAGATCATCCCGGAGGAATTTGCCCGAAACCGCGACCGAGTGATGGCATCGAGCCGTGCAAGCCTGTCGGGCCATTTCAAGCGGGTAAAGGATGCCGTCTCGCAGTTTGGACCCGAGGAGGGACGAGACGAGGTTCTTCGTCGCCTAAACGAGATAGATCACCGCATTTCAATTGGCGGAGAGGCGGTGAACGAAGTGGTGAGCCTGATTGAGAGACTTTTTGCCACAACTGAATTGATCCTAGCCAGCGACAACATAAAAGCCCGCGCCGCCGACCGAGCCATTGCTAAGGTTGCGCCTTTCCATAGGCAGATCAATGGCATTGGAGACGCGATTATCATTGAGACGTATATCGACGCTCTTGCGCACCGGAAGGTTGAGGACGTACTCGCGTTCATCACGCACAACATCCACGATTTCAGCCAGAAGGGTGCTGACACGCGTCTACCACATCCGGACCTCGCTGCTCTCTTTGGTGACGCACACTCGCGCTATTCGACTAATCTCGGCGCGCTCCTGAACGAGCACGCTAGCGACCTGATCGAAGAAATCACATTCGAGCGTGAGTTCAGACAAGAGTTCCGGCCACTCTCTGAGCTGATTGAAGCCGAGGATAAGCTGACAACGCAGATTTGGTACGGTCGCAAGTGGGGCATCATCGACGCTGTCGAAAGCGGCAGGGAGAAGCGGGTCCCGAGGGAAGTTTGGGAGGCTGCTACAATCGAGCAGCGGCGCGGAATGATCGTCGACGAAATATGGGACGGGATGATTGCCGCCATGAAATCCGCAGAAGAACGTTACCCAGAAGAACTGGGCCCGTGGACTGATTTCGAATGGGGCATGCTCAGCGGCAAGCTGTCTGCAATTCGCTGGATGCTCGGAGATGAATGGGACATGCTGGACACCTGAAAGGCTGGGCCAGAAGCAACCGGGGCAGAAGCGGACGTCCTCTTCGGGCTCGAGGCTGCCTTTGAACTTTTTATCCTACAAGCTCATCCATCTTGCAGCAACTGATACGCCAGAGTTCGGATCGCATGCGCGGCAACCAGGGGGACCACGCCGTTCCCACAGAGGCGGAGCCTGTCCACCCGCTGGGCCAGCCCATCAGCGCCTCGACGAATAGCGGGTTCAGCGTCCGGCGCTGATCGGAGGTATCGCTGCCAGCCATCGGCGTCGTGAGGACCTGGCGGCCAAGGAGGCCGTTCACCGGCGTGTTCGCCAAGGTCGTCGCCCCGTCTTTGTGATCGCGCGCCGTAGGCGTCATCCACATCTGGCTGGCATGGGTCAGATCGGCTGATTTGCGGTTGCCCGCGCTCGGTTTGCTGCCATCCGTCGCCCGCGGCGTTGGCCAGTCCCGGGCCATCCCGTCCAGCCCCTTCTCGTGTTTCCGCGCACCGCCCCGACTGCGAAAGCTGTCGGTCTGCGGAGTTGGCCACATCGCCGCCGTCGTCGCGAGATTCATCCCGTGCTTGCCCGCCGCCTGCGATGGCGTCGGTTTCGTCTGCCGGTTCTCCTTGGCGCTGGCCCGGGGCGTCGGCCAGAGGCGCAACAGTTCCGTCCGGTTCCCGCCGCTCGACCGGGTGCCGGAGCAGGCGCGCGGGGTCGGCCAGTTCGTGGCCTTCCCGGATGGCGAGGATGAACAGCCGTTCGCGGCGATGGGGCGCGCCGACTTCCGCCGCCGTAAACAATCCTGCCGCAAGCCGGTAGCCCAGCGCGACCAGTCCGCTGGCGACTTCGGGGAAGCCGAGGCGGAGATGATGGGCGACATTTTCGAGAAAGACGAAGGGCGGCTCAACCTCGCCGATGATCCGGGCGACATGCGGCCAAAGGTGGCGCGGGTCGTCTGCGCCCCGGCGCTTGCCCGCCACGCTGAACGGCTGGCACGGATAGCCCGCAGAGACGATATCCACCGCGCCGCGCCAAGGCTTGCCGTCGAAGGTGGCAATGTCGTCCCAGATAACAGCCTGATCCAAGGCCTTGTCCGCCATCCGTGCCACGAGAGTGGCCGCAGCATAGGTTTCCCGCTCGACATGGCCCACAGCTCGATATCCGGGCAAAGCGAGGGTGAGGCCGAGATCGATCCCGCCAGCGCCGGAGCAGAGAGAAAGCCCGAACAGGCAGGTGTCATCGGTCCCGGAAACGCATCCGGGGGCAGGTAAAGCCAGGTCATTCATGGTCTCAGCGTCGGGAGGTTGTCAGATCGGCGAATGTCTTGTCGGTGCCATCAAGGACGGCGGATTTCCCGGTAAGGTTCTGCCAGCGAGCGATGGCCACATCGACATAGGCCGGGTTCAGCTCGATGCCGTAACAGACCCGGCCGGTGGTCTCGGCGGCGACCAGCGTGGTGCCGGAGCCCATGAAGGGCTCATAGATCGCCTGCCCGGGACTGGAATTGTTCAGGATCGGGCGGCGCATGCATTCGACCGGCTTCTGAGTGCCGTGGACCGTTTCCGCATCCTGATCCCGGTTCGCGATCTGCCAGAGGGTCGTCTGTTTCCGATCCCCGGCCCAGTGGCCCTTCCCGGTCCTCCGCACGGCATACCAGCAGGGCTCGTGTTGCCAGTGGTAATCGCCCCGGCTGAGGACCAGCCGGTCCTTGGCCCAGATGATCTGCGAGCGGATATCGAAGCCCGCCGCGATCAGGCTGTCCGCGACGGTGGTGGCATGCAGCGCGCCGTGCCAGACATAAGTCACATCGCCCGGAAACAGCGCCCAAGCCTCGCGCCAGTCGGCTCGGTCGTCGTTCAGCACCTTGCCGGTCCGCTTGGTGGCCGAGGCGCCGGACTGGTTCCGCCATGACGGGTCGTATTCGACGCCATAGGGCGGGTCGGTGACCATCAGCAGAGGGCGGACATCGCCGAGCAGCTTGGCGACCACATCGGCGCTGGTGCTGTCGCCACAGATCAGCCGGTGCGACCCGAGCCGCCACAGATCGCCCGGCACCGAGACCGGATCCGCGGGCGGTTCGGGAACCTCGTCCTCGCCCGCCGTAGCTCCGTCATCGCTGAGATCCGGATCCTGAAGCAGGGCCTCCAGCTCGTCCTCTGCAAAGCCCAGCAGCGAGAGGTCGAAATCATCGGCCAGCAGCCCGGCCACCTCGTCCCGCAGCAGCCCCTCGTCCCAGTCGCCCAACTCCGTCAGCTTGTTGTCCGCGATCCGATAGGCCCGACGCTCCGCCTCGTCGAGATGGCCCAGCCGGATGACTGGCACCTCATGAAGCCCCAGCTCCGTCGCGGCCAGCACCCGTCCGTGACCGGCGATCAACTCGCCATCGTCCCCGACCATGCAGGGGACGGTCCAGCCGAAACGCGCCATGCTGGCGGCGATACGCGCCACCTGATCGGACCCGTGCATCTTGGCGTTCCGGGCATAGGGGCGCAGGCGCTCAATTGGCCAGAACTCGATCTGGCGCGGCGCAAAGGCGAGGTCCATGGGGCAGGGTCGTCCTGTGGTTTTGGGTGGCTTCCAGCGGGTGGCTTCCTGCTGGCTTCCGGTGGCGGTGGCTTCCGCCAAGTGGATCCTTGGAATCCACCCGGAATCCAGAAGGAATCCACCCTGTGAAGGCGCTTAAGACCTTGTTTTATCTGTCTAAACAACGCGCTGGTGGCTCAGGTGGATTCCGCCTGGCTTCCCCGGTGAAATCGCCTGACGCTGGCAAACTTCCGCGCTGCGCCCCCCCGAATACGAACAGCGCCGGGGAGGAACCGAGGCAGGGGGGAGGGCTGGAGGGGTTTTGCGAAAAGCGCCTGAGAGGGTCTGTTCTCCGGGCGCTCGTCTTCGATGTTTGATGTATGAGTCAAGAGGGGCAGCTCTGTCAACCGGGTTTGTTGCCAAATTGTTCGCGTCTCGGGCGGGGCGCCCACGGTTGCCGTTTCGGCATCGCGTCAGTCACGTCGATGCTTCGCAGCATGCCGCCCGCAATGAGCCCGTCCCGTACCCAGTCCAGCGCCAGCCACCATTGCGCGTAGTGGCGGCGCGCGGCGGCAATCTGGTCCGGGTGCGGTGACCAGGTGACCGGGCAGGCGCGGAGTTCGACCGTCCGCCACTTGCCGCGCGACAGGACCCGGGTCGTTCCGACCGCAACGGTGATCGAGCGCTCGCCATGCTGGTTGCGCTTCATCTCGACGGGCACGCAGCGCGGCACGGCGCCGGGCATCCAATCCGGTGTCATCCCGGCGCGGGCCAGTTCGGCGATGCGGATTGCCATGCGGATGCCGCCGAGGGATGTGGGTAATCCCGCGACGCAGGCTGCAACAACCTCGGCATCCTCGTGGGTGGAACTGCCCGGCTTGTAGCGCCCGCCATCGATCCGGCAGCCCAGCGCGGCGCGCTGCATCAGGACGTATTCGAGGCCGAAGCCCAAACATTCGCTGCGCTCGGGATCGGGTGGCTCGGGAAGTTCCAGACGGGCCTTCTCGGTGCGAAGGGCCCATTCCAGCACCTGTTGGACGCCCAGCGCGCGTCGGGTGCGGGTGCTGCAGCGGTTTGAGAAGCGGGAATGGATGCTCATGCAACACCCCGTTCTCGCAGCCGCTCGGCCGTGACCAGGCCGCGCTCCAACATGGCATTGCGCACCGTGTTCGAGATGGCGTTGGAGGGCAGGTAGCCGTCGCCGTTCACCAGCCCGGCGTAAAACTCCGCGATCTCGTCCATGCTGGCGCGCGGCGCGTCGGCTGGCTTGCCGCCACGCTTGCGGTGCTTGTCGCACTCAGCGGGCTTCGTGGCTCCGGCGTTTCTTGCCGCCCGTTCCATCGCCCTGTCCAGCGCCCGAGGACCGTCCGGCGGATTGGGGTGCGTGCTGCGGCTGTCCCGGGCCAAGGCGATGATCCGGTCCTCGGTCAGGCCGAGATCGGTAATCCAGCGACGGACATGTTCGCGGGGTGGCCATCCCTGCCACCAGCCGGGAAGCCCCGCATCGGTGTCCAAACCCAGCGCGTCGAGCAGCTCCCCAAAAAACTCTTCAAATCGATCATCGCGCGCTTGCGCGCCCTCCTCCTCCTTTACTGGTTCCCTTAATGGTTCTCTTACAGGGTTAGTGTCCGGATTCCGGACACGGAAATCGCCATTTTCCGGACACGGCTTCGCCCGAAATCCGGACACGGCTCCGTGTCCAGTTTCCGGACACGGGTTCACGGCATTGGCCGACATCGGGCGTGTTTCACCGTCAGGATCATCACCCGAAAACCCGGGAAATTCGCCATGTCCGAAATCCGGAGACGGGTCGGATTCGGGATCTTCGAACCCGTCTTCAAAACCCAGAATGTAGCGGGTCGGCTGCTGGCGTTTCGTCACCGGATCGACACTGGCCACGCGCCGGATCAGACCAGCCAGTTCCAGCTTGCGGAGATGGTCGTTCAGGGCGGACCGGCTGATCTCGCAATCGGCGGCCAGTCGCGCCTGCGTCGGGAAGCAGCCGAAATCGGGATTATGTCGGTCGCAGAGATGCCAGAGCACGATCTTGGTCGCCGGCTTCAGCCCGCGCTGCAGAATGGCCCAGTTGGTCGCGAAATGGCTCATGCGCAGGCCCTCCGTCGCGGGTTTAGCGCTTGGGCGCGCGTCGTGATGCCGTGATCGGCGAGCGCGCCCAGCGCGTCCTCGACGGAGCGGACCAGCGCCCAGCCGAACCCTTGGGCCTTCACCATGTCCCGGAACGCTCTCTGGGCCGGACTGAGGCGGCCGGACGGGCTTTTGACCTCCAGAAACAACACCTGCCCGCCAGTCAGGACGACCAGATCGGCAAAGCCCGGAAACACGCCCATGCCGGTCAGGATCGCCTGGCGCTGGCGTGCGGGTTTGCCGCCAGAGCCCACTTCGTTGGCCGAGTGGTGGATGATGGCATCGCGGGGCAGGACGATCCGCAATGTGTGGACAATGGCGCGCTGGATATCGGCCTCGGGTGTTCGACGGGTCATGCGTCACCGCCTTTCGCCTTACGCTTGGAGACACAGATCAGCAGCCCTGCGAGGGCCCGCGCTTCCCGGCGTTCCTGATCTTCGGGGCTGTGCGCGGCGATGGCGCGGCAGGCCAGGATGATCAGGCTGTCCGGGTGATGGACGAAATCGGCGACAATGCCCCGGGCCTCAGAGAGGCGCTGGGCGGGCCAGTCCGGCGGGCAGGCAGTATCGGTCGTAGAGCTATGATCGATAGCGGCATCGGGAATCTGGGACATAGCGTTCATTTCCGCCCCCGCGCCTTGCCGGGTTTCGCGTCGGTGACCCGCGGCATTTCCTGCGACTGCAACCAGTCCTGCACCACGCTCATCCGATAGAAAATCTTGCGACCGGCGCGGACACAGGCCGGACCCTTCCGCCGCCGCTCCCAGCGCCCCAGCGTATCGACCGTGAGGCCAAGCTCCTGCGCCAGATCGTAGCGGCTGATCCAGCCGCGCAGCAGGCGCGGTTCAACCGTCGGTTCCGCACTCATGGGTTGTGTCATGCTCTTGCCTCCATCTTGCATCGCCCGGACCGGGCCGCTGACGGGGAGAAGAACAATCACATAAAAAGGCCCGGCAGGGAGGCGGAAGGTGGCGTAACCTCCCGGAGGTTATGCCACCCCATGTTTTGCTGGGTTTGGCGATGCGCATGCATTGCGAGACAGGCTGTCAAGAGGCAAAATCCGGCGACCGGCAGAACCGGTTCTGCCGGTCGCCGGTGTCAGATTCAGCCTTTGTTGGGGCTGGAACATGTCAAGAACAAAGAGTCGGTTGTCCCCAGTGAAATCGTCTGGACAAGTCTCGTTCTGGTGGTGAAGAAGTCGGCCAATCACGCCGGATGCGGTCGAGCGACGCGAGCCTTTGCAAGGCCCGTGATCGGGAAAGCTGTGTCTGCGCGCGAGAGGATTGAGGCAAGGCGCTTTGGGATCGGAAGAAGGGCAGCCCAGCGCCTACGAGCAGGGAGACGAAAGAAGATGGGATTGCCGCAACGCACGTTTTTCACGGTTCAGGAAGTTGCGATCAGATGGGATTGCAGCCTCGACGATCTGGCGGGTTGGGCCATCAACGGAAAGCCCGAGGTCGTCATGGCGATCGAGCCGATCCAGCAGAACGGGACGATTCTGTCAGGGCTGGTCGTGGTGCCCGTGGTCGATATCCTCAGCATGTTCCGGCGCTGGGCCAGCGGGCCGCAACGCCGCGTGATCCGGCGGGTTCGACCAATTGGCCAGAAGGACTGGGTGATGATCGCGGATCCCGAAAATCACATCACCGTCGAACCCTCCGACCTGCTGATCCTCGCGAGTGAGGTTTACGAGTTCGAGATTGCCCACGGTCTCGCCAAGCGTGCGGCAGATCCGGGCGGTGCGCCATCCCGCTATGACTGGGAAGGTCTTTATATCTCGCAGATGGTCCGTCTGCACGAGGATGGCCTGCCTGCAACGCAGGGTGAATGGGTTGCGGAAGTTCAGGACTGGTTCGCAAAGACCTCTCCGGGTCGCGAGATACCTGATGAGAGTACGATCCGAAGGCGACTGACCCCGATCTGGCGGGCGCTGCGGGAAACCCCATAGCGCCCGTTGCGAGAGGCCGACGTTTGGTCAGGCGCTTTTGCGCGCCTGATCATCTTGCGCCCCGGCATCATGCACCAGCACCGGCTTTGCCCGGAAGGCGCTGGCCACGGCATCGACCCCGGCGCGCAGCGGCGAGTCCATCAGATGGGCATAGCGCGCAGTGGTCTGCGTCTGGCTGTGACCCAAGAGCTTTCCGATCATTTCCAGTGACGCACCGCCACTGACCAGTAGCGAGGCGAAGGTGTGGCGCAAGTCGTGAATGCGGACATCGGGAATGTTCACCTGCTTCTGGATCTGATGCCAGAAGCGGCGGATTTCCTTCACAGGCTGGCCGGGCACATCGCCCGGAAACAGGAATACGCAGCCGCGCGGCACCAGCAGTTGGCGCTGAAGGACGATGGCAGCCGCTTCGTCCGAGATCGGCAGCCGATGGATCTTCCGCTGCTTGGTCATGCTGGCAGGCTTCGACCAGCTGAGATGTTCGAGATTGAAATGCTCGAACCGCGCCTGCCGGACCTCGCCCACTCGCGCCCCCGTCAGCATGCAGAGCCGGATGATATCTGCAGCCCGCCGGTCTTCGGCCGCGTCCAGCGCTCTTGCCAGTTTCCGGATCTCTTCCTGCGACAGAAACCGTTCGCGCGGGTTCTCGATCCTACGACGAAACCCCGAGGCCGGATTGTCTTCGCGCCAGCCCCAGCTTTGCGCATAGGTGAACATCTTGCGCAGCACCTCGCCGACCCGGTTTGCGCGCACCGGCGTCGGTTTCGATCCCTGCAGTTTCCGTGCCCGGTTGTTCGGCTTTGCCTTATGGGGACGACACCGGCCCTCGGCGATCCGGTTCAGCAGCTTTTCGACATCATAGGGCGTGATTTCCGTGACGAGCCTGTTGTTCCAGTCCGGCCCGACCAGCTTGGTCAGCATGGAGCGCTGATCGGACGCATTGGTCTTCGCCAGATTGGGCAGATGCACCTCGGTATAGCGGTCAACCAGATCCCTGAACCGGGGTGCATCCCGCCCGTCTTCCTTCGCGCCCAGCGGATCGCCCCCGGCATCGATGTCACGACGCAGCTCCTTCGCCCGTTCCCGCGCCGCTGCCGTCGACCATTCCGGCCAGCGCCCAAGCGTCATCCGCCGCTGCCGCCCGGCATGGCGGTAGTCCAGCGTGAAGGCCCGGTTGCCGGAGCGATAGATGCAGATGGCAAATCCCCGCACCTCACTATCAAAGATCTGATAGTCCCGACCCGGTTCCGGCGCCGCCTCCCGTACCGATTTCTCGTTCAGTCTCAATCGCTTCACCAT